TCGTTCCAAGCTTGGGCGAACGTGTATCAGACGCATCCAGATCATGGCGAAAAGGACCGCAATGAGTTCCACTCCAACCGGCCTTATTGGGAATTCCGAAAGTGGACGCCTGCCCTTGCCCTCTGCCCATGCCGCGCTGCGCGCCCAAGCTTCGCAAATAAAATGACGGTGGATATATTCCAGCCACCGCCCTGCCAGCCGAATATCCGATATATTGATTCGCGTCGCCTCATGGCGCGGATCGGAACCATGCAAATCACAGATACAGACGAGGATGGCGACGCCGTCGAGATCGTTCCCATGGAGCTACCGCTTGATCGGGATACGGTTTCGTGGCTTGCTCGGATGGCCAAGGACGATCGCCAAGCGGCATCTATGATCGCGAGTATGCTTAAGGAAATCCGCCGCGATGATGAAGCGGCAGACCGCGTGCTGCATTAACCTCAACCAGGAGAATCGCTATGGGCCGTAGGAAAGGTTCGCTCAATAAACCAAAGGGTGACAAGCCGCAACCGGCATCGGCTATCGGCAAGATGATTTCCGCCAAACGACTGAAAGAATTGGTGCAACTCAAAAAATCCGCCAAAGAAGATAGCGACGCCTGCACCGAATCGGCCAGAGATGCCATCAATAATGCCATCAAAGGCGAAAATCTGCACCGCAAGGCATTTGGTATCGCTCTTGCCGCAGATAAGATGGAGCCAGAGGCGCTGGCCGACTATTTCGCCCATCGGGACTATTACGAGGCATCTCTCGGTCTTCGGAAACGATCCGGCTCAGTCATGCGGATGGACTTCGATGAAAAATCAGATGATGCGGCGGAAAGTAACGTAGCGACGTTCCCGACTGCCGGCCGCGCATGACGACCATTTGTCTGCCATTGTCACCGACGACGAATCACTTGTTTGCAGGCCGTGGCAGACGCTATCGTTCACAGGAATACGAGGCATGGATCACTGAGGCTGGCTTGGAATTGAAGCGCCAGCGGCCTTCCCCATGCCACGGGCGGGTATCTCTATCCTTCGAGGTCGAAGAACCTAAGACCGCCCGCCGGCAAGATATCTCCAATCGGCTCAAGGCGGCGGAAGATTTGCTGGTCTCGCATCGGATCATTCAGGGCGACGATCAGCGGTTTGTGCGCAAGATCACATTGGAATGGTCGGCGGCGATTATGGGCATCAGGATCACGATCGCACCATATCCAGAATAGCGGATAATATTTTCCCGCGCCACTAGATTTCATCCGAAGATATATTTACGGTTCCTCCCTCGCAAGGAGCGGATATCCCATGAAGTATGAAGACTTCCTCGCCAGCAAGGCCATTCGAGCGCAAGAGCGCGGGCTCAAGACTGTGCCAACGCTCGCCGGCCACCTCTTTCCCTTTCAGCGTCTTTGCGTGGACTTCGCTCTGCGTGCCGGATCGGCCGGTAACTTTCTGTCGACGGGGCTCGGCAAGACAGCATGTGAGCTCGAATGGGCCGCTCATGCCGCCGACGCCACGAACGGTCGCGCGCTCATATTGGCCCCGCTGTCGGTTGGCTGGCAGATTGCGCAAGAGGCCGAGCGCTGGGGATATGACGCCAAAGTCATCCGCGATATGTCGGAGATCGATTGGGGCATTAATATTTGCAATTACGATCGGCTGGACAAGTTGGAACCGGCAGCGTTCGGCGCCGTGGCACTTGATGAAGCGAGCATACTAAAATCGTTCGGGGGGAAAACGTCTCAGGCGCTAATCCAGGCGTTCGCGAGTCACCGTTTTCGGCTCTCTGCCACGGCGACGCCGGCCCCGAACGATCACATGGAATTGGGGCAGCAATCCGATTTCCTCGGGATCATGCCATCGTCAGAAATGCTCATGCGGTGGTTCATCAACGATACGTCCGTTGCCTCGCAGGAATGGCGCCTCAAGAAGCATGCCGTCAATGACTTCTGGGATTGGTGCGCTTCGTGGTCGCGCATGGCGGAAATGCCATCCGATCTTGGCGATAGCGACGAAGGTTTCGTTCTGCCGGCAATGAAGATCATTCGGCATCGGGCAGAGGCATCGCCAATCAAGGGCGCGGACCTATTCGGCATGGTCGATATGTCGGCAACGCAGATGCATGAGGTCAAACGGACCACGGCCGGCAATCGGTCGAAGTCGGTTGCCGATCTCGTCAACGCATCCACATCGGAGCCGTGGGTTGTTTGGTGCGATACCGATTACGAGGCTGACGCGATCAAGGAACTATTACCGAACGCCAAGGAAGTCCGCGGCTCGCACACGCCAGAGCAGAAGGAAACCACGCTCCGCGGTTTTGCTGATGGATCAATCCGAGTGATCGTGACCAAACCGTCAATCTGCGGGTTCGGTCTCAACTGGCAGCATTGTGCGAGAACGGCGTTCGTCGGCCGCACGTTCTCCTATGAAAGCTGGTATCAAGCCGTGCGCCGTTTCTGGAGATTTGGCCAATCTCGCCAAGTCGAGGTCCATCTGATCGTGGCGGAAGGTGAGGAAGCCATTGCGCGGGTTATTGACCGCAAGGCAGACGACCATATCATCATGAAAAATGCGATGCGCGCCGCGATGGCGCGAGCCAACGACAAGTCAGTAAAACGACAGACCGCATATGCCCCGAAACACAAAGCAAAGGTGCCTGAATGGCTAAAGTAATCAAGTGCATTGAGGCTACTCATGGTGAAAATTTCTCGACATATTGCGGGGACAGTTGCCAGATCGTGCCTCAGCTCGCATCGGAGACGGTAGGATTTTCCCTGTATTCTCCACCGTTTACGAACATTTTCGTATTCGTATACAGCGACAGCGAAGCTGACATGGGGAACTGCACAACGGATGAAGAGTTCAATCAGCACTATGCATATCTCGTTCGTGATCTTCTGCGAGTCACTAAGCCCGGTCGTTTGACAGCAGTTCATTGCTCTGACTTGCCGTCGTCGAAGTGGAAAGACGGCGTGATCGGGCTCAAGGACTTCCCCGGCGATATCGTCCGCATCCATCAGTCCGAGGGTTGGATTTTTCATTCGCGAACGATCGTCTGGCGCGATCCCGTTGTCGAGATGATCCGCACCAAGGCTCTCGGGCTGCTCTACAAGCAACTCAAGAAGGACAGCACCAAGAGCCGCATGGGCATTTGCGATCAAGTTCTTGTATTTCGTAAGCCGGGAGAAAATTCTGAGCCCGTTGAGCAGATGCCGGAAAACTTCCCAGTATCACAATGGCAGAAATGGGCATCTCCGGTCTGGATGGATATCAATCAGACCAACACGCTCAACGTCCGCATGGCCAAGGACGGCGCTGATGAGCGCCATTTGTGTCCGTTACAGCTCGACCTTATTGAGCGCGCTGTGACGCTGTGGAGCAATCCTGGCGACGTTGTGCTCTCGCCGTTTATGGGCATCGGCAGCGAGGGAGTGAGCAGCCTCAAGCTGAAACGCAAATTCATCGGCATTGAGCTCAAGCCTTCGTACTTCAAGCACGCTTGCCGATATCTGGAGGCCGCGGAACGGCAAGAGGATCTTTTCCTGCAGGAGATGGCATCGGAGGCCGCAGAATGACGGAAAGCCAAGCATCTCCCACTGTTCGCCGGATCATTGGTCCAACCATCCTGCTTCACAGCGGATCGTATTTCGATTTTGAGGCGCCTGAAACCAGCGCATTCACGATCGAAGATATCGCCCACGGTCTTTCGATGGTTTGCCGATTTGCTGGACAGTGTAACCGTTTCTATTCGGTTGCCCAGCACAGCATTCATGTGAGTTATATCGTATCGCCGGAGGATGCATACCAAGGCCTGATGCACGATGCTGCAGAGGCATTTGTCGGCGATATGGCAAAGCCTCTCAAAGTGATGTTGCCAGAATTCAGCGTTATAGAGAAGCGGGTTGAGGCCGCTGTTTTCCATCGATTTGGTATTGCGCATCCGCTGCCTGCGACGATCAAAGAGGCGGACGTTACGATGCTCGTTACCGAGCAACACCAAATCATGAGAAACAGGGATGACTGGGATTATTGTCGCGGTCGCAAGCCAATTGATTTCGAACTTCCGAGCTGGACCGCTGGACAAGCCAAATCACGGTTTCTGAAACGCTATCATCAATTGCGAGAGAAATCCTGATGCCGGCCAAATCTCCCGAGGCCTTGGAGCGGAAGCGTCAGCGGAAGCGTCAGCGCCGTAAAGAACGGCGTAGGGAGCTTATTTCGGCTCGCAAGGCTTTGCCGAAGGTGCCGAGAAAACGGTTCGTTCCGCCAGCAGACAAGATCATCGAACGGCGCAAGCTTGGTCCGATGCCGCCCATGAGCAAATCCGAGTTGCGGGCCATGTTGACGGCGGCGGTGGAAGCTACGGCCCGGCTTTGATTGCTATGGGTAGCGGTGATTCGCATGGATCACGCTACCGATAGTGGCGTTGCCAAATGGCTCTTTCAAGGGCTACAAACGAAACGACCCGCCGGGGGCTGATTTCGGCGGGTCGAAACTAAGTCCGATGATGCTTGCAGGCGGATCGGACAGGCAATGACATAGGGTTTTATTTCCCTCCCGTCAATCGCCCGTCCAGATAATCCCGCAAATAGCCACCGGTTCCTGGAAGCAAAGTCATGTCCCGATGAACGACGAATCTAGGACGCCGATTTGTGACCTGATTGAGCGTCTTTTGTCCCACGATTTGTCCCATGGGACACTTAGATTAGCTCTGGAGGCAGCGCGGCCTATTGAGGCTGCATTGTCTATATCTAGTAGGCCATCAGCCGAAAAAAGGGAATTTGAACGCAAGCGAAAGGCAGATTGGAGGGCTCGAAACTCCAAAATGTCCCACGGGACAGAAAGTCCTACATATATACTTAAGGAAGATACTAACTCTCTATTGGTAAAGAAGAAAGAAAGTAAGAAAGATTCCGATGTCCCAGATGTCCCAGGGACAATTGAACCAAAAGACGACTGGCCAGATGATTACCTTGGCGTTTTTTGGTTTCAATTTCCTGTAGGTCGCAAGACGGGCAAAAAAGCAGTAGGTTTGAAGCTTGGTAGGATCAGAAAGAGCAGAGAAGTTGCGTTTGCGGATTTAATGGCCGGCGTGGCTAGATATGCTGGCACTAATCCAGATCCGAAGTACACAAAATCACCGGAAGTGTGGCTCAACAAAGGATGCTGGGCTGATGAATATTCAAACCAAGGAGGTGAAAATGGAAAAGCTGGCGGAAACGGTGGGAAGATTGGTTTCTCGGGGATTGCAGCCAGGCTCCGCAGGCACATCCAGGAAGAGCAACGAGGTGATGAAAACTCATCGCTCTTCGACATCGATGCCACGGATAATATGCAGAGAAACGGACGTTGACATTCCGCGGTCTGTTTGGAGTTCGTGGATACCGGACGGCGAGCCGCGCCAGTTGCGCCGCGCATTGACGCCGTCCGAACGCCGTGACCTGGAGTTACGCCGCGACGAACTCGCGCCATACGTCGGACCGTTCGACGGTCGTGAGGAAACCAAGGTTGCGCTGGCGATCGCCGATATGTTCGGGTCGTTCCCGTCGATGCGGCAGAGCGGGGAAGAGACGAGCGCGCGGCTTGATGCGGCGTTGCGTGTGCTTGCGGAATTTCCAGCTTGGGCGATCGTGAAGGCGTGCGGAAAGATTCAGGTCAACGGCGTTTGGCGCGATGGGAAATACGATCAGCAATGGCCGCCTAGCGATGCGGAGATTGCGCGGGTTGTGCGTGAAGAGTTCCGGCTCTATGGCGATTCGCATCGGTCTGCGGTCGCGCTGCTTACTGCGGAGGTTGAGCCGTGAAGCAGAAGCTTCAAGACGAATTCAAAATCGGCGCCGTGATTGAGGTCGGGCACCCTTTCATCCGAGAGAAATATTCCGGGTGTGATGCGGACGGGCCATTTGAGCGTATGACATGGCGACCAGGAACGCGCGTTGAGCCAGTTTATCCAGACGACGCAGAGGAAGTGGCGGACGCCATCGGAACGCAAATCATCACAATCGTCGGCGTATACAAGCCATCCGGTTATCCGGCGCGAGTGTTTTTCACGAGGCGGTGGCGCGATCCGCAAGGCCATGAATTTGGCAAAACAAAATGTCAGATAAAGACAGCGCAAGCATTTCGTCGGCGCTGCCGTGGATTTGGTTATCCGTTTCGCGTGATCGCTCCCGTTTCTGCGGTCGCGCTGCTTGAGGCAACGGTGGAGGAATAGAAAATGGGACGACGGCATACAATCACGTTTGAAGAAATGACTGAAAATCTCAATCAAGAAATTTGGAGCATTGCGGCCTCAAGCTCCGGAATGGGTGCCAGCAAAAAGCTTGAAGTCAGCACAAAAGGCATGTTCCGAGTAACAACCCATGGCGAAGTTACCTACAGCGGAGCCAGCTTGGGCATGGCCGTAGACGCCTACAATGTGGCCCCATAGCCATGAGGCGAACCCGCTACGATGCAGAATACGAGCGGATAAGGCGAGAGGCAGGCCTGCCGCCGCCCGAGTTCCCATGTGATCCGGAACCGCGCCAGCCGACAGCGCCGGTCGATCTGGACCGGGTTGATGCAGCCCATGCCGACTTCAAGGCGAGGATGGCCGCTCTGAGCGACCACGAACGGGCAGCGGCGGCCGCCCGTAAGATGGAATCGGATGCGCTGTCCAAGCGCGCCAATCTCTCCGTGCTCGTCACGGAGTTCGCCAGGGCCGGCGTTCGGCCTCCCTGCGTTAACCAGGCGGGGGAGCCGACGGTATCGCTGCCGACGCTGCTTTGGCTTGGCTGGACGATTGCGGAGCGGGACGAGGGCAGAGTTATGGTCAGGCCGGTTGCGGCGCCGGCACAGCGCCGGACGAGAGAGGACTACGAGCGGGAACGAGGGATGGGAACATGACGCTTCACGAGGTTCGAAGATTGGTCCGGGAACGAGCCTCCGAATTCTCGGGTACTGGGGCTAGGGGTAACAAGGGATTTGGCCTACGTGGTTGGTGCGAATTTCATGGAGTTGCCGTTGGTCATGCTAGCGAGTTCCTGAACGGCAAGCGTAATCCGACAACGGACATTCTTGACGCTCTTGGATTAGAATGGCGCATAGTGCCAAAACAGGCGAAGAAAAAGGAGGCATCCGAATGACCATTGACGTTCGTTTCATCGATAGCGGTCGCGAGCTGCAATGCAAGCCAGACCCGAGATATCCGGATGGGATCGATCTCAACCTGGCAGAGCATGTTTTGCAAAAGGTGTGTGGATTTAATGTTCCGTATCCCGCGCCCCGGTGCGGCCAATACGCGATCCGCTGCAAGGTTTGCAATTATTATGCGCTGGTGACGGTTGCCGGCAGGCCGGACGATCCGAGGACGGTAACGATGCCATGCAGATCGTCCGGATTGAATGGCTAGACCTCTTCCGCCATCATGGCCCGCTTACGCGCGGCGTGAAAGTCGATCTTCTTGCCGGTCTGCGGAGATCGGCAGCTCGCCCACATATCGGCGCCGCAAGCCGGGCAG